AACCTGTGAAATAACGCTCTCAGCTCCTCTGATACGTGCCTTTCTGACTCGTCCATTACCAATTGATCAGCCGAAATTCCTAGCGCTCTGGCCAAGGCTCCGATCCGGTCCCCTGGTGGAGGCTGTGACCCGCTCTCGTACTTTTTGTAGGTCGATATCGGAATCCCTGCACTTACAGCCACTTGCGCCTGAGTCAATCCCTTGTCCTCTCTGGCTTTGCTGAGATTTTCACCGATGTTCATCGTTTCGCCGCTCTGAGGTGTTTCTTCGTCCACAGATGCTATTTCCTGTATAAATAACCATAGATCGGATTTGGAACCAAGACAGACCATATTAGGGTTGACGGGTTCCGCTCATATCCTATACCTTTGCGTCTCGGATGTGGGTCTTGACAGGATTCTCCATGTTTTACGATTGGATAAAGGCATTTCAGGACTATGACTACGATCTACCAACGGTCGGAGATGTCATTACCCGTCGATTCGATGTCGATACCGAAGAGCTTCTTTCGACCAGTGTCCCGGCTTTCTTTGCTGAAGGTAGTTACTCGACAACCTTTCGCATCCATGTCTGCGGACGTCGCATCACGGTAGACGGAAATCCTTCTCGTATTAACCGGCTCGATAACGTGTTCGGCATACCTAATTTAGAAGGGTGCATGCGCGTTATTAACGCACTGCTGGCTGAGTACGGTCTTCCTCCGATGACCAAATGCAAAACAGTTAGGCGTCTTCAAGACGGTGCTTGCGTTGTTGATGGAGCGGTCTTTCAACGCCTTGATCTGACTTCGAATTTTTACGTAGGGCAGGGCAATGAACGTGCTTACTTGCGTGGCATTTCTTCTCAGCGGTATCGTAATTCCATCGGTTATCTCTACCCTGATGGGAACACCACTGTTTGGACTCCGAAAGGCGGCGAAAAGGCTGGTCGTCTCGTTTATCCCGGTAATTACGCCAAAGCTGCTGAACTTGAAGCGCATTTGCTCCCCCGTGTTAAACGGACTTTCGGCGAAGACTCCGAAGAATTTTTATATGTACGTGAGCTTCGTGATTGGTGCCGAAGTGTTGGTATGGTTCGCTCTGAAATTAAGTGCCGCTCTGAATTCTTGAAGCGTGAAAGCCTCCAATTTTGGGGCTTGTTTGATGAAGATAAATTGCTGGAAATCCACAGGGGTTTTCTTATGATCGGCGAAAAATGTGAAATAAATAACTTCGATCTGCTCACTGTTGCAGACGAGCTTCTTGCAAAAAACATTGTTGATACCCGTAAGGCTGCGATGACTACAGCGGGCTACGCGCACCTTTGGCAGTCTGGTCAAAGTTTTAATTTTGACACCTCAGCTGTAAAAACTCATCGTGCTCGCCTTCGTCTTATCGGTATTGATATTAAGCTTCCATACGACGGAACTCGTCACGGCGTTGTCTTCATTCGTAACGTTCGCGAAGTGGAACGCAAGTTTGAGTCCACTATTCCGTCGTTCTACCGTCATGCTGTTGTTCCTCGCCATCTTCAATTGGTGGCAGCATGAAGCGTGTAAGCTTCCAGGGTAAAACGTTGTCGCCCGCGCAGCGTCGTCAGCTTGACCTTCAAGCCCGGATGAGGGCTATTGATACCTCTCCATTTTATCAAGAGGTTCAGGAGACTTTGTCGCTTATGGATGAGCGTAAAGAGCAGGGCATTAAGCCAGACAAACAATATTTTCATGTCTCCTCTGAGCGTGGGACTGTTTCTGTTGCTGAATGGATGGGTTTTTAATGGACAAGATGGATTATCAGAAGCTTCGCTTTTCCGTCGAATGTCATGTCGCATCTTTTGTTCACGACCCTGTTATTGCAGCTTGTCTTTGTAATGAACTGATGCGTGATTTCATTACTGCTATTTCTTCTGCTGCTGTTAAACGCGCTTCAGCAAAGCGTGCTTTCGTCACTTTTAGACGGGACGTTGAAACCACTGTGCCCAGCTGGGCCTTTCGTAAACCGGGCATAGATACCCGACTTCCTCGCTTGTAAGGAGTTATTTAAATGAAAATTGCATTTGGACATATTCAAGACGTGCTTGATCGCGGTGAAGGCGATAAGGCTTATTCCATTATTGGTATTGGCGTTACTACCAAGAATCGTAACGGTTTCGACGTCACTAGCGTTATGGAGTTTCAGGTTCGCGGCGAGGACTTTAAAAAAGGCCTTCAAAATGTTTACCGTCAGTTGAAAGGTAGCGAAGTATATGCTCCTTACAGTGACGAAATTGATACTTACTACAAAGATAACCCTCGCATACGTTATAGCCTTCAAGGTCCTCCGCTGCGCCTTGCTGAGCAACGTCCTTTGCAGTCTACACCTGCTTCATCACCTTCTAAGGTTGGTTAGTAGCATGCTTTTCGCTGATCGTGTTCATTGTGACTTTTGTGGATGTCGAATCGGGCAACTATTCAATACGTCTGCCCAATGCAATCAGCTTATTCATGAGTTGTCTGTACCACCGTATTTCGCACTTTGCCCCGATTGCCTTGTCGGCTCGGTGGTCAAGCCTGAACTCTTGCCGAAGCAGTCTGCTGCTTTGGGAGCGTAATAAGTGTCTAGCCAATCGGTACTTGTTTGCAGCCAATTCACCACGTCGGCTGATGGGTCAATTTCCTGCACTCAGCAAACTTGGACAGACACTTATGTTTTAACCCCTGATGAGCAAGCTCAGCTTGAACTTGTTATCGGTGGTGGTTTTGATGCTGGGACTTTCACCTTGTTTTTCAACGCAACACTGGCGCTGTTCGCAATTGGCTTTGGCGTCGGAATAATCATTTCTCAAATCCGTAAAGCAAAAAGAGGCTAGACCATGAAAAACGCAATCCGTAACACCGTTGTTGGCACCGGCGCCGTCGCTGTTGCCCTGGCATCCGTCGCGTCGTTTGCGGCTGACATCGACACCGCGGCAACCGCAGCAATCACTGCTGCTCAGTCCAGCGGAATCAGCGTTGGTGGTGCTGTTGTTGCCTGTGTCGCCGCTCTCTGCGTCGTGGGCATCGTTTTGTCCATGATCAAGAAAGTCTGATCATTCGTGATCTGGTCCGCGCTGGCCGCTGTGATCATGGCCAGCGCACTGGTTTCAGGTATCCGGTGCGCTGAATATCTTTAACTTCAGCCCCCGGAAACGGGGGTTTTTTTTGCGCAAATTTCTGCTCTTACTTCTCCTTCTTGTCTCGGCAAACTCTTTCGCTGACACATACACTTATTACAGTTCCCGTGGCGGTGCAACTTCGTCCGCTCAGAGTAACTGTCTCGCTGCTGTCGCCAGTCAGTTCGCTTGGTTTAGCGGCGCTCGATTCGGTTGCTCAGTAGTTTATTCAGGTGGTGGCGATTATGTTGGTAACGGTACTGCCGACGGCCCTGATGGTGGTCATTACGACACGCAGGTTTTCATCAGTCGTCGTGGCGATTCATGCGAAGAAGGTTCTGTTCTCGATGAGCCCACCGGATCGTGTAAGTCAGTAAAAAAAGACGGTGACAAGTGCGATGATCAAACAGGTGGTTCTTCATCTAACCCGATGATATGGCAATCTAGCACTTCAAGCTGTGTTGCATTCAGCACGTCTAATGATGACGCCACTTGTGGTTATCTCGGCTCCTTGAACGGTGGAGCAGCGGCGTTCACGGTTAAAGGCGTTTGGGACGGTGGTGTTCCGACGGCCCCTCCAAGCTTCACCGACAACGCTACGAACTGTGAAATGTCCACCATCTCGACCACTGAATGCACGACAGATGTTCCAGGCAATGTGACGTGCAACGTAACAGGTAAGTTAACGGGTAAAGCCACTAGCAAACCTCAAGCCCCTGACATCAAAGACAGTGGCTGCCCTGCTTCTGGCTGTCAGCCCCTGCTTCCGGCGTCCACTGCGAATAGCAACCCATGCGTTTACACCGGCACAGCCAGTGCCAGTACATGCACTTCTGAGCAGGAAACTCAGAAAGACGGAAAGCAGGATTGCGGTTCCGTTAACGGTAAGTTCACTTGCATATATCAGCAGCCATCAAGTAACGGCATCAAGATTGTCACTGACGTTAAAACCACGACTGCCCCAGACGGCTCTAAGACATCTGTTAAGACCGATAACGCAACTAAAACCACCTGCACGGATGTTAAGAAGTGCAGCACCAGCACTTCCACCACCACAACCACGACAAAGACCAATAGCTCTGGCGTTTCTACTTCAACCTCCAGTACTTGTACTGGCAAATGCGGTGCCAACGGTACCGGCCTCGAAAGCGGCGGCGGCACTGGCACAGGCACAGATAACGGCACTGGTGGATCAGGTGACGAGGAGGGTAGTGGTGGCAATGCAGGCTCCCTCAAAGATCCCGAAAATGGAAGCTTTGACCCTCAGGCTGCAGAATGGGACGAAAAACTTACTAAAGCCAAAACTGACTTCAAAGACTCTTTAACCAAACTTAAGTCGGCCTTTGACCCCATCGGTTCCACGAACTTAGGTGCTGGAGGAGGTCATTTGCCATGTCCGCCTACCGTCACCGTACTTGGCAAGTCCATTGGCTTTTGCGTCACCGAATACGAGACTTCCCTTGGCTGGCTTGGCTCGGCCATTTATGCCGTATTTGCTGTCATGGCACTCCTTATTATTTTCCTCTGAGGTTTTTATGGGACTTACAGACGCTAGTTGCATCCTTGTTTCTCTGATGTCTGCGGTATTTATTTTCTTCCTCGTAACAGGGGTCAGCGAATAATGGACGCCGTTATAGCTTGGCTCTCCAGCACAACTCACTTCTTCCAGGCACAGTGGGATTTTATGGACTCAGGGATATATGAGTTCGTTAAATCCTTGCTCGTTGTCATAACGAAAGCCTCCATCTGGACCGCTATCCAGTTCAAGATCGTCATGATCGATGTTGCCTATGAGGTCGTTCAGGAGGTTATTACCGACAGCGGCGCCGCCCAGCTTGTTAGCTCTGCTTGGGCTTCTATTCCCGCTGATGTCCAATCCACGTTAGCCTTCTTCAAAATCCCTCAGGGACTTACTCTTTTGTTCTCTGCTATCCCGACACGTTGGGCTATGCGTTTCGTGCCGGGGGCCTGATCATGGCTATTAAAATTCATCACGGTCCAAACGGCTCCTATAAAACCTCTGGTGCAGTTTGGGACGATGCCGTTCCCGCCGCGAAAGAAGGGCGCTTAATCATCACCAACGTAAGAGGGATGTCACGTGACCGTTTCGAAGCTTTGTTTGATGATCTTCCTGATACTTTTGACGTTCTCTTTATCAGCCATGAATCAACCGAAGGCATGGAGCGGATTAGAACTTGGTTTCAATGGGCTCCGCGAAACGCCTTTTTGATCTTTGACGAAGCTCAGGTTATTTTCCCAAGCAAATGGACCAGCAAGGAAGTCGAGCGTTTCAACTATCCCGGCGGACCTGATAAAGCCAAATCCGACGACAAACCTACCGATTGGCTTTCAGCTTGGACCATGCACCGGCACTTTAACTGGGACATCATTTTGACGATGCCCAATATTAAGTATCTCCACAACGACATCCGCAATACTTCAGAAGCCGCCTATCAGCATTCCAACCTCAAGTTGCTTGGTGCGGCACTTAAGAAGCTGACCGGCAAGGATTACAAAGAGGCGATGCACAGCGCCCAGGAGAATAAGGCCCCTACCGATGGCTCAAACATTGTTCAACTTCGCAAAATCAATCCTCTGGTCTTCAAGCTCTACGAGTCCACAGCAACAGGAGTCCACCGAGACACCATGGCGGGCAAAAACGCCCTCGCGTCTCCGCGCGTACTGGTCCTCGGCGGTGTGGCCGCACTTGTTATCGGGGGTGTTTTTTACGTTAATGATGGAAATCCGTTCCATAACCCGCTTGGTGCTGTGGCTGCTAAGACCGGTGTTTCGGCTCCTCAAACTGTTCCTGTCAAAAATCCTCAGCCGGTTCTTAACCTTGATCCTGTTCGCGTATCTGCTGAGCAAAATTTGCCGCCTGTTCCTCTGAGCAACGATCCTTTTTCCGGTTTTGATATCGTTATCAAGGGAAGCGTCACCAACGCCGAACGCGGTACCGTTACGCTGTTCCAGCTCACACAGAACGACCGGTCGTTTATGCAGACTTCGGAGGATCTACACCAGACCGGCTACGGCATCATCCAACGCGGCCCGTGTGTAGCTGATTTGACCTTTCCCGGTGGCCACCGCACCGTTATTTGTTCTGGAGCAGCCAGTGGTGGCGGAGAGCGGCTCGGTTCAGAGCGAGCCGCCGCCACTGGCGGCGGTCCTCTTCTTTCCTCTGGCAGCCAAGCCACAGGGGCTGGGAATGTAGCCAACTCACGGGGCGCCAGTTATACCGTTGTTGCCGATAACAGTCGTACACCACGAACGTTGCTTACGGGGTCCGCGCAATGATTATCTACCTCATGTGCTTTCTGATCGGCTGTGTCCTCGGCGGTCTTTTTTACCGTTTCGTTTATCCAGACTAGAAAATGATAGCTCAACCAAATAGCTGTTTAGCTGAGTAACCTATTGATTCCGAAGGGAAAGATCCATAGGTTCGCATAATGATCCAGACGTTATGGTACTTGCGGCCAACGGCCAGAATCGGGCATCGGGATCATTGCGCAGCCCCCGGTGCCCGATTTATCCATAACGTCCGTTATGCGATCCTGATATCAAAACCGGCTCCGGCTCCCGGGTTTGGTTTTGATATCACCACCCCTGCCCGAAGGGCATTAGGCGCGTCGCAGATCCGCAGCCAGGCCACTCAACATCCGCGCCGATACCCGGCAACGCCGGCCGGTCTCCCGCCCAATAAAAAACCCCCAGCGTTCTTAAGTTCGCTGAGGGTCTTTGTCGCGTTCAAGCCTTCCAAAATCGCCTCTATGGCACTTCGCGCCATGTTCACCCAATGAGCTTGGCTCGGGTTCTGAGCGTAGCCAGCGCGGTCCCGTGACGACTAGCGCTATCGTAGGACAGGTCCCGGCAGGTCCAATCTTCTAGCAGCGTTTTTATTTGAGACGCCCGCTCGTTGCCGATACAAGCTGGTAGCAGCCTGCAAGAACTTGTTCTTGTTTGGCGTACCCTGCATCGACCATTTTTATTGCCGCCTTCTCACACTCCACTTCGCTGCTGTACGTGCTTAAAAGCTCGTATTGGCTGTTTATCATCAAAATCAGTACCCAATGCTGCATTTCGCCTCCTGCGATTTTGGAGCGGAGCGGGTGGGGGTGCTGTAACACCCCCACTTTGGTATGGAATCGCATACTTTTTCTACTTCAGTGTCTCTTGCTCGAAGCTTTGTAAAACTCCTCGCAACACGATCCTTGCCATTGACTTCATATCGTCTGGAAGCATGTCGA